GAGCGCGGCGCCTGGAAGACGTTGCTGAAGTGGTTCGTGTGAGCCCGCAGGCGGTGGCGTCCACGTTGCTTGCTCAGGTGGCATCCAGGCCCGGCGGGGCTGAGTTGATCACGAAATTCAATGAGGCGAGGAAGGGCGCGCCAGAACTGACGATCAAAGAATTGGAAGCCAAGTTCAAGCCGGAAATGTTGGCGTCTGAGCTTCAGTTGACGCAGTCACAAATTGAACAGGCCAAGGCGGCACGCGCCGCTTCTGAGGCGGCCGCAAAGAAATCAGGAGAAGAAGCCGCAGCGGCAAAGGCCAGGGCAGAACAGATGGCCGCGGGCGTGATAGAGCCCGAAAAGCGCCCAGAGCTTGAGGCCAAGTTGCGCGGAGAGTACAACAACCAGACCAAGAACTTCGGCGAGGTTAAGGCCGCATATGGGCGTGTCCTTGCTTCAGAAGAGACTGCTGCTGGCGATCTTGCGCTGATTTTCAGCTACATGAAAATGCTGGATCCTGGCTCTGTTGTTCGAGAGGGCGAGTTTGCGACCGCAGAACAGGCCGCAGGAATTCCTGATCGAATCAGGAACATCTACAACAAACTTCTGACCGGAGAGCGCTTGAATCCGGATCAACGAAAGATGTTCGCTTCGCAAGCGAAGTCGCTCTACGATCAGTCTCGCCAACAAGAGGCATTGGTGCGCAGCGGGGTTGAACGAATCGCGCGCGGCTATGGTTTGAACGTCGGGAACATTTTCTACGAGGCCGCAGAAACAACCCCAACGGCACCCGCTCGCAGTCCTTCCGCCCCGACGCCCGCTCCTGCTCCTGCGCCTGCTCCTGCTCCTGCTCCTGCGCCCGCTCGCGGAGCTGCAGCGCCAGCGCCAACTGCAGCGCCAAGCCCAATATCCGCCCCTCAAGCCGCGCCCCAAGCGGCACCTCCCGTGGTGCGCCAAGCGGCGGCGCCATCCTTCGCCCCGCTTCCGCCGGCACCCCCATCAACGCCCCCTGCGCCACTTCCAGGAGGCCGCACTCAGGTTGGATCCGTGCCGTCCCCGGTCCCGGCGCAGAGGGAGGCGCCGCCAAACGTTGGCGTTGTCATGCCGGAACGCGGCACCACGCGCTTCCAGGTTACCGCCCCTAACGGCGCGACGTACTACTTCCCAACGCGGGCGGCAGCCGAGGAATTCAAACGCAGAGGTGGTTTCTGATGGCTACCGCAATTGACTTCGACGCGCTGGCAAGACAGTTGGGTGGCACGACGCGCACCCAGGCAGAAGTGGATCAAGAGCGCGAGCGCGCGGCCGCCGCCGCCGTGCAGGCTTCTCTCGGCGAAACACGAGTCACTCCAGCAGTGCAGTCTCAGCGCGATCAAGGCGCTGTCCAGATACCGCGCCAAGAGGAAGCCGCCATTCTGCGCAGGCTTGCTGCCGGCGATCCTAGAGCCCAGACAGACCTGGACTCTATTCGGCGAGAGATTGCGCGCATGCAGGGAACGACGGCGCCCGAGGCTGGAGGTATGCAGCCTTCGCTAGCCACCTCGCGCAGGGTGCGGGCGGACACTCGTGCTGGCGCTGTCCCGACGGCGATTCAGCAGCGAGCCGCTATTCCTGGAGAAGTGCCGCGCGCAATCGGCGCCTCCGAGCCGCAGGCCATGCCGGAACCTCCGCCCGGGTTGATTGACCGCATCGTCGGCGAACTGGAGGCGGCTGGCGCTTTGGTTTCTGGCGCAACAACAGCCCCGCTGTCTGCCGCAAATGCGGCAGTTGGTGAGTTTGTGCGCCAGTTGATGTCGGGCCGGCTCGGAACCGCTGAAGGCAATGTCGCTGGCGAACAGGCAGTCAAGCGCGGATTGGCGGCAGGAACCTACACACCGAGGACAGAACTCGGACGCGAATACGCCGGCACAATTGCCGGGGCATTGCAACAAGTCCCGCCGTACATTCCGGTAGTTGGACAGGCCGCCGTTCCTGGTGCCGCTGCTGCGCGTCAGATTGCATCGGAGGTCCGCGCTGGGGCACAAGAGGCCAGGGCTGCGACTACCGCCCGATCTCCAGCGAGACCGACTGCAGTGCCTGCTGAGCGCGTGGAACCTCCGTTTGAAGGCGCACCCGCTGTTTCGCGGGAACCGATGCAGACGCCTCGCGTTCCTGAGTTGGAGATTACGCTTGAAGGCGCGCAACCCACAGCCGCTGCCGCGCCTACGGAAGTCACTTTGCGTGGGGCACCAACACCCGCTACGCCTGGTCGTGCCGCAATGGGTGCTGCCGGCGTCGCGCCAGAACGAGAGCGAGTGGCCATTGCGGCGACTATGCCGGTGCCGTTTGAAGGGCGCACCGGCCTGACGGCAGGGCAGCGCACCAGGGACTTCACGCAACTACAGTTTGAGAAGGAGTCCGCCAAGCTGGCAGACATTGGCGAGCCTCTGCGCGAGCGCGTGCAAGCGCAAACTGCCAACTTCATCGCCAACTTTGATGCGTTGATTGATCTTCCGCAGCCCATTGCGCGCGAATCTCGAGAAGTTGGTCGCGTGGTGACTGATGCAATTGCCAACCGCGCAGAGGTGAAGCGACGCGAGATCAGGAAAGCATACGCGGACGCTAGTGCTGCCGGCGAGATGCAGGAGCCAGTGCAAATGGGGACTCTCGCCAACGGTTTGGCGGGAATGTCAAGCATGGAGGGCCTCGTACCGATGATCTCGGCCGTGCGACGCGAAGCAGCCCGTCTTGGAGCCATAGTGCCTGATGAGGCTGGAAACCTGCAGGCCGGCTCCGTGTCCGTCAACGATGCAGAAAAGCTGCGCCAGTTCGTGAATCAAGCAACGGACTGGTCAAACCGCCGAGAAGCGATTTACGGGCGTCAAATCAATTCGCTGATTGACCAAGCCACCGATGGTGCTGGCGGTGAGTTGTACCGCAATGCCAGAAAACTTCGATCTCAATTCGCAGACGAGTTCGAGAACGTCGGCCTTACCGCCAAGCTCATTGGCACAAAGCGAGGAACCAGCGAAAGACAGGTTGCTTTGGAGGATGTGTTCGACAAAGTGATCATGGTTTCCCCCGTCGAAGAGATGAACAAGGTTCGAGGAACGTTGCTGCGTGCTGGTCCCGGGGGACAGCAAGCGTGGGCGGATCTCAAGTCTTCCGGCATTGACTACATCAAACGCAAAGCTCTTTCCGCCAGCGAACGAGATGCGGCAGGAAATCCGCTGCTGTCACCGGCCCAACTGCAGCGCACAGTGCAGGCGCTGGATCGAGAAGGCAAGCTCGAAGCCCTGTATGGGAAACAGCAGGCCCAGACGCTGCGGGACTTGGCGGAATTGTCCAGCGTGATCTATACCGCCCCTCCCGGAGCCATCAACACCAGCAACACGGCCAGTGCATTGCAGGTTGCGCTGGACAGCTTGGTGACGTTTGGCATGACGGGCGTTCCGGCGCCGGTCGCAACGACCCTGCAACAGGCCGGCAAGTACCTACGCAATCGGGCAGTCAAGAAGCGAATTGACGAAGCCTTGGCGCCACCCAAACAGTAACCGGAGCCCCAACCATGACCGCCCTCAGCATCCAGCCCCCCTTCCCCATCATCACCGACATCGACGGCCAGCCGCTCGAAGACGGTTACATCTGGATCGGCACCGCCGGACTGAACCCCATCGGCAACCCGATCAGCGTGTACTGGGACGCTGCACTCAGCGTGCCGGCCGCGCTGCCGGTGCGGACCCGTGGCGGTTATCCCATGCGCTCTGGCACGCCCGCCAGGCTGTACGTGGACAGCGATTACAGCCTGCTGGTGCAGAACAAGAACGGCAGCACGGTGTACTCGGCGCTGACGGCGACGGAACGCCTGAGTGGCGTGGTCGTCGAGGTGGATGCTACCGATGTGGCGTTCATCCAAGCCGGCACCGGCGCAGTCACGCGCACGGCGCAGGCCAAGATGCGGGACACGGTAAGCGTCAAGGACTTTGGGGCTTTGGGGGACTATGCCGCAGACGACACCGCGGCAATTCAAGCTGCGTTCAACAGCGGCTTGAACGTATATTTCCCGCCCGGTCTGTATATCGTGACAAACACCATAACTGTGCCAATCAGTGGGCGGCGCATTTTCCACGGGGCCGGGTCTAACAACTCAACTATTTATTTTCGTCCGCCGGCGGCTAACCGCAACGCATTTTCATTGGCGGATGGCGACAATATCGAATTCCGCGATCTCGGGTTTATTTTGCAATTTCCACTTGCTGAAATAACCTGTTTTTCTATTGGCAATCCAGCAAATTCTATTAGGTGGCGAAGATGCGAATTTACTTATTGGAACAAAGCTGCAATTCGACACGACACGGCAGAGTATGACGTAATTGAAGATTGTCGATTCATATCATGCACCGACACGACGAACACACAGCGGGCCGATGCGATCAGGTTTGGCACCTACGCGAACACGACGACAATCAGAGGGTGCAGGTTTTCCGGCAATGACACCAATATGTATGTCGGCGCTTCTAGCGCGCTGCGAATTGAAAACTGCAGTTTTGAAGGAAATGGAAACACCGCGAACACCGTTGCTTATGGGAGCATCACAAAAATCTATAACGCATCAGGCCTGACATTCAGCGGAAACTACGTTGAAGGTGAAAAGCCGGCGGCTACATACGGCGCAATCGAATTGTCGGCCTGCCAGGGCGCGATCTTCAGTGGCAATACGTTTTCGGGCGACTTTGGTGGCGTAGACATCACGGATACGTTCCTCTATTTCACGGACGATTGCGTAAACGTCACCCTGGAAAACAACAAATTCAACAACCCAAAGGATTTTGTGGCGAGGTGGTATCTGTCCACGAAAGTCATCAAGTTTTACAACAACCGATACACTGATGGGCTCGCGTCAACGCCGGTTACAACTTACTCCGGCATTATGGCCTTGATGAATGGCCCCTCGTATGTTGAATTGGACGTCCCTTATACATTTACTTGGAATCCAGGAAACATCCTTGACGGAGCAGGAGAAACCTGCCCAGAGCAAGACGTGGCTGGCGTGGTGCTTGGGGACTTCGTGGTGTCGTCCGCGCCGGTTAGTCTGCAAGAGATGCTTACCAGCACTTATGTGACCACAGCGGGGAAGGCCCGCATCCGGCTGCAAAATGAAACTGGATCGCCGATTGATCTTGCAAGCGGAACTTGGAAGATCCGCGTGTTCAAGGCATACGCATGACACCCCGCCCCGCGCCCCACGTCATCCGCTGGTTCCTGCGAACCTTCGGCTACGGCGGCATCACGCTGCCACCGTGGGGCATCTTCATCCTGGCCGAGCACCTGCACAGCCAGCGCCTGATCCGGCATGAGCAGGCCCACTGGCGGCAGTACCGGCGCATGGGTTTGCTGCGATACTATGTCACGTACTTGTGGGGCCTCGTTCGCCACGGGTACACCGATCATCCGATGGAGCGCGAGGCACGCGCTGCAGAAACCGACGAGCGATTGACATGAGCCTGACGATGCAACAGAAAGCCGACATCGCCACTGAAGCCGCCAAGGCCTCGCCGCCAGTCGCCGTCGCTGGCGCCACCGTGGCGGGGATGCCGATCAATGACTTGGTGCTGTGGGCGACGCTGATCTACTTGGTGCTGCAGATCGGCTTCCTGCTCTACCGTTGGGGCAAGATGTATTTCCGGGGCGGGCCTGACACCGAATGAAAGTTCGCATCGTCATCGGTGCCCTGACGCTCTCAGCGTCTGCTCTAGTCGGCATTGCCGTCCATGAGGGTTACCGTGGCGAAGCGTACATCCCGGTCAAGGGCGACAAGCCGACCCTCGGCTACGGCACCACTGACGGCGTGAAACCCGGCGACACCATTGAGCCTGTGCAGGCGCTGGTGCGCAAGCTCGCCGACGTGCAGCGCTTTGAGGGCGCGCTCAAGCAGTGCGTGCGCGTGCCGCTGCATCAGCACGAATACGATGCTTGGATGCAATTTACCTACAACGTAGGCCCGTCAGCATTTTGCAATTCAACTGCGTTGCGCAAGCTAAACTCTGGCGATTACGCTGGTGCTTGTGACGAAATGTTGCGATG